CGCGGAGCAGGTCCGCGATAGGCGCGGCGCGCTTCGCCACGGGTTACACCCACCGCTTCATCGTGAACGTCACAGGGGCATCCGGGGCGGGTTCCGTGCCTTCCGGCGCGGCGGTCCCGTTCTTGCCGAGGATGGCATCTAACGGGTTGCTGCCTGCCTGCGAGGAGCCGAGGATGGGTTCGTCCTCCTGTGGCTGCGACAGCCCGAGCAGGTCGCGCACCTCGCGTTCGGACACCCGGCCACCCATCGCCACGAACTTCTCAATGGCTTCCAACCGCTCCTTCGGGTCGGGTCGCTCCGGGGCAAACTGGAAGCGCAGGGCGGTGGATTCCTCCTCCGTCGCCCCCAGCATCCGGGCCACCACACGCACAAAGTCGTTCGTGAGGCTGTCTGCCAGCGCGTCCGCGTGGTAGCGGATGATGCGGGACAGGGTATCGGCGTGCAGACTTGCCACCCCTGAACCCAACCCGGTGCTGCCTGCCTCGCTGGAAAGCGACTGCCCGAGGATCGCTTCCTTGATCTTGCTGGAAAACCAGTTCACTAGGTCAAGGAACACCGTGGCGCGGCCCGCGTTCGGCTCCTTGATGTCGATGTCGTAGACCTTTTCCGTGCCCGACTGCGGGAGCAGCACGGAGTTGTCGTTGGTCAGGTTGGCTAGGACGTTCTCCATCATGGCGCGGCCCGCGTCCTGCCCAAGCGGGTAGTACCCCACCCGAATGCCCATCGCGTACCGCTCCGCGTAGGTGATCGCGTCCTGAAGGATCTCCTGCTTTGCCAGCCACATAAACCAACAGACATCCCGCGCACCCACGCCCCGGTAGATGCTTTCGGTGCTGTTGGGGTCGTTGAAGTCAGGCGCGGCCACGAACACCCGGTGGAGGATGACCGACTTCCGCTCCTCCTCCGTGAAGATATGCACCCGGCTGTCGAAGCCGATGTTCTGCTCGTTCGGGCCGTGCGCTCCGTAGTCCGCGCCGACGCGCATGGCAAGGTTGCCGCGCTGGTCGTAGGCGAGGGTGTCGGGGTGGAACGGATACCACTCCTTGATGCACACGCCAAAGTTCGCGTGCCGCCCGTACACCACGTTCGCCGCGCTGTTGCCGTACCACACGGCTTCGTGCATGGCCCGCACGAAATCGGAACGGCGGGGGATCGCGTCGTAAATCTTCCCGATGCGTTCGGCCAGCGCGACCAGCCGGGGGTTCTCGTCATCGTCCGCGATGACCGCCCATTCAAGGGAAGCCAGCGTGACTTGCAGGGACCGCAGGACACCTTCGATGTCCGCATCCGCCCGCATCATCATCTGATACTGCGGGTTCAGGCGATACGCCAAACTGCTGTTGCGGAGCAGTTTGTCGGCGGTCGTGAAGAACGAACGCTGGACTTCGACCGGGGTAGCGAGGGGTGCGGAGGGTGCGCGGTCAACCGGGGCCGGGAGTGGCTTACGGGGCCGCTCGTCCGGTGTCAGCCCGTTCATCAACGGGTTGGGGTTTTCACCGCGCTTCTTGCTCACAGTTCGCCCCTACGTTCAAGGTCAAGCGCGATGGCTACGGCTTGCTTTTGCGGCTTGCCTTCGTCCATCAACTTGCGGATCTTACGCGACACGGCATCATCGGACGCGCTCACCTTCTCGCCTTCGCGGATGGCGTTGCGAACCTTCGCGCCGGGACGCGCCGCCATGCTCTTTACCCGTCGAATGCGTGAAGTAAGTTCAGCAGGGGTCTTTGCTTCGACAAGCGATTCTGCCTTGCGGATGTAATCGGCCACCATCTTTCGCGCTTCAGCGGCGGGAAGATGCGCAACAGCGGATTCAGCCTCTCCAAGCAGATATCGAATCTTGTTGTCGTTGCTGCCGACATCCGCCATCTTCGCCTTCGCGCCGGGGCGGGAGTAGGCCACCGCCGACTGCCCGGTGAAGCCCGCGAACGTACCCGGCGTGGTGCCGATGCCCCATGCCTTCAGATACGCCACGGCATCCGCAGGGATGTTCTTCACGGTCCAAATCGTCGTATTCACACCCTTGCGCGGTTCGTTCTTCCGATCTTCGCCTTCCATGCTTGCGGTACTGCCAGCCTGCGTTGCCGCCTGCTGAAGCCAGTATGCCGTGCGATTGGCAATCGCAGCCCCAAGCCCGAATGGGCCACGGAAGTCCTGCCATGCTCCTGCAACCTTGACCGTGGTTGGTCCCGCAATCCACACGCGGATCTTTTGCTTTTCCGCCGTCAGGTTTCGTAGGAACTGCTGGATATTGGGCATCCACGCAGCCTGCTCAAACTTCGCCTTCGCGCCGGGGCGGGAGGCGCGGAGCAGTCCATCCCATTGCACGCTCATGCCCATGCTTCCGCCAAACACGCGGTAGCCGCCGTCCTCAAATCGCTGAACGCTGTATCCCGCGCCGTTGCTCCCGACCATCAACAGCCATTCCACTTCCCCCAACATCTCGCGGGCCTTCGGGAGCGATGGCTTTCGACTCGTAATTTGATAGCGGCGACCATCAGAGCGCACAAGTTCGTTGCCGACGATCTTGGCATCGTAACGCTTTGCCATCCTCACCTTCGCGCCGGGGCGGGAGTGTTCGCTAACAACCGAAACGATTTCCCACTTTTGAGAACCATAAGCAGAGTTTGCTTGAGATTCAGCATCAGTCGCATCTTCTGCCATCGTAAGGAAAGCAATGGTCTTTCCCGTTGTTCTGCTCTTGAGGACAACGCGATACTTTTCCTCATTTTCCTCAACATTCGGAAGCGGACCCTTCGCCTTCGCGCCGGGGCGGGAGGACTTGCGCTTGCGCCGCTGGAGTTCGTCTTGCGCTGTCAACGAAAGATCGTGGTAGTAGTTCCACTTGTTCCCATCCGGCATCGCCTTCGCCGCCTGCTGTGCATCGTTGATGATGTACCGCAGGGCAGAATCCGTCACGCCCGACAGCCATTCCTTCGCGGCGCGGAAGTCAAGGTGTACGGTGCCATCGCGCTGCACCTGTTCGGCGCGGCCCGCCTTCACCTTGCCCGCGCTCCCCAGCCGTTCCATGATTTCCTTGCGCGTGTCGCTCATAGCGTTTTCGTCCTTGTCAAGTTGTGCGCTCTTGCGCTTTGCCCATGATCGTCCTGCGGCCCCGCCCCACAACAGGAACGAGATGTACCCCGCATCATCTTCACCCCCGGCTTCATTCCCAGCGTGACGCGAGAAGAACGAGTGCATCCGCCGAACGGTGTCGGGGGACAGGTTCTTCCGGTTCTTGATGTCGCGTGCGCGGGCAACGCCCACGGCAGTTCCGCCGCGTCCGTGCTTCTCGCGCAGTTCCAACCCACGGGCGGCATTCGATGCCATCTCCTCCGTGGGGGTCAGGTCGATGTCGGCCATGCGCGGATGGTATCCGCCTGCATTGCCCATGCAATGCTTCACGCAAAGAACGGACGCTTGGGGGCACGCGCACCGAACAGTTGTCCTATCGCGTCAGGCCGTTCAATTCTGCCTGCGTTGCGCTCCGTCGCTGTCAGCGAGCCGCGCACGGCTTCCCCGCACAGGTCTACCACCGCGTCCACGGTGTCATCGTGGGAGCCTGCCGGGAACGCCATCATTTCGTCCATGACGGGCTGGAAGGCGGGCAACACCCTGCCGTCGCCCGATTGCGGGAACAGCAATTTGCCCTGCTCAACGAACGGCTGCGCCCCCGCTGCGCGTAGGTGCTTGTCGCTGGACCGCTCCACGGCCAGCATGGGCTGCGTGGTCATGTCGCGGAAGGAGTCGAAGATGCCCTTCTGCGGCCCGTTGGCTTCAGCCAGCACCACGGACGCTCCCCGGCGGGAGAGCAGGGACGCGGCCTGCTTTGCGAACACCGGGAACGCCTCGCGGACGCGCAGAATGTCGGTCAGGTACAGGTTGCGTTGGAAATCCACCTCCCCCACGATGCACACGCTGTAGTCGGGGTCATCGCGTTCCTGCGCCTTCTTGCCATAGCCCCAATCAATCGCGGCAATGGTCCGGGTCACGGCAGGAATCTTTGCCGGGTCGTAGTACCGCACCCATTCAGGGCGGAACACCAGCAGGTCGCTGGACAGGGGGACCAGTTCGTAGGCGCGGGCATAGCCCATCGGTCCCATCGCGCCGCGACGCTTGGCGAGTAGGTCAGGCGTAAATACTTCCGGCCACGGGCTTTGCAGTCCCATGCACGGGCGGCGAAGCAGGGTGCCGTTGCCTTCGCATTCCTTGCGCCAATCGGCGGTCAGGTCATCGACATGGAAGGGGGTTGCGCTGCGCCATACCCGGCTGGGGTGCGGCCCGGACGGGTCCAGCATCGGGAGCCACACGTTCGCTACGGCTTCCTTCACCTGCTCGCGCAGGGCGGGCTGCAACACGGAGTTCCGTAGGTCGCACAAGTCATCGAACCAAATTACGTCGGCGCGTCCGCCCGTTCGCCCGAACACGCCGGAAGCCTGCACGGAGGGGTCACGGCGCGGCCCTAGTCCCGGCGAAACGATGCTCCATGCCGTCACGGTGTCCTCACCCGGCTTCAGGGTGACGTTGGGGAACACGGCTTGGTACGGTCGGCTGCGGATGATGTCGCGGATGAACCGACTGGTAGCCGATGCGGTTTCATCGTTCTGTGAAACGATCTTGAACCGGGCATCGGGTCGGACACCCAACCACCATGCGACGAGATAGGCGTAGGTGCTGGTCTTGGCGTGGCCGCGTGGGATTTCGGCGTACCAGTCAAGTTGGACAAGCGCGTGGTGCAGCATCTCGCGCTGGAGCGCGCTTACGGGCTTCCCGATGCACAGGGCCACGAACGCCGCCGGGTTCTCGCGGGCGGCTTCGACCGCCTGCTGGCGGGTCAGGGCTTGCGCTTGCGCTTTGGGCTTCGGCACGGCTTGGGGGCGGGCTTGACGGGTGCTACAAGCGATTGCGCGACGGCGTTCAGGGTGGCATCGGTGATGCCTTCCACCACCTCCACGCGGTCGGTGGCGGTGCCTGCGTCCAGCCGTTGAATGCGGTCCAGTTGCACGGCTGCGTCTAGCCGATCCCGGCGCAGGGCCATCATGCATTCTGATGCCCGGATGCGGTCCCGCACCGATGCGTTGGGGTCATCAAGGATGCCCTGAAGGGTTTGCGGGATGGTCTTGGATGCGTGGTCGGGCAGTTCCCAGCCGCCGTAGACCGCCTGTTCGATGACGTTCAGGTGCCGCCGTACCGCCTTGCGGGTGGGCGGTTCATCCGAAACCCCCTCCATCCCCCCTGTGTTTGCGTGGTCGGCCATGTCGCCCTCCATCGTAGCAACGTCTTTCAGCGTGGTCCCTTGCGTGGCACGGCGACCAGTTCATACCCGGCGTGTTGCAGCAGGGTGATGGCGGTCGGCAGGGTGGGGATGGTCGCGGACAGGGCTTCCGGGTTGGTCAGGATGCTGTCCACGGTCTTGTGCTGGCACAAGTTCGCGGTAGCGCAGTCTTTGGCGAATGCGTACCGGGTGCGTCCCTGTTCGTGCAGGGCGGCGAGGATCGCCGTCCGCACATCATGCGGCGATTCAATCGGGTGTCTCATGCGTTCATTATACCCCCGCTGCGAGGGGGTTGCAAATAAACCGCCCGCCGGGGTTTCCCCTTCATGGGGTCCACGCGGCGGGCGGGAGACTGCGTGGGGATGGGCCACGCACGAATTGCTGGTGAGTCTACCGGATGGCAAGGCGGGTTCCACGCTCTAGCAGCGCGCAACCGGGGACGGCTTCGCCTGCCTCCAACGCCTCGCGGATGGCATCGTTGTTCGCGGTCGTGACGGACACGACGCGCTGGAAGCGTGCGGGCAGTTTGTCGGCTTCGACATCGACGCGCAGGGGGATCTTGCCCCCGTTGCGGACCACGGACAGGCGCACGGTGGCACCGTCGATCCGGGTGCGGCCCGTGGCGGTCATGGCTTCCTTCAGGCGGTCGGCCAGTTGCTCCATCACCTTGTTGTCAATGCTGGCAAGGGTGCGAATGCGGTCGGCTTCGCGTGACCGGGCTTCGGCGCGTGCCTTCAGTTCAAGGATGACGGCTGCATAGCGTTCCGCCTTCTCCTCTAGGGCGGTGTCGAGTCCCTTCAGGTGTTCGTCCAGCGCGGCCATTGCTTCGGGGGAGTCTGCGCCTCCCTCCAGCATCGCGTCGATGACCGCCTGCATTTCGTGTGAGATGGCGTACAGGTTCACGTGGTGGCCTTTCTGATTTGCTCGTTGGTGAGTTGCATGATGGCGAGCATGAGCGCGTACCGCTCCAGTTCCTTCCCAACGTCGCGGGGCTGGGGTGGGGTCTTGGGCTTGGCTTTAGGCTTCGGGGCTTTGCGATTCGGCATCGGGTTCCGATCTGTCCTTCGTGGACGGCCAGTTGTCTTGCTCAAAGCAGTTCCAGCCACGTTGCTGCGCGATTTGCTCGGGGCTGGTAATGGGGTCAACCAGTTCTTCGCTCCGCATTTCGCACACCTCGCGGCGTGCTTCGTTGCGTTCGTCCCGCAGTCTGCGGATCTGCAACCCGGCGGCAATCATGGCCTGAACGTCCTTGTACGCCTTTGCGCGGAGCCGTTCGATTTCTGCGGCGGCTTCGACCATGAGCGTGTTGGGTTCTGCCCCCGTCAGGTTCCAGTCCACCCGTTCCGGCAGGATGCCGTCCCGGTCGGGGTAGCGCATATAGATGCGATGGGATCGGTAGTCGAGGAGCCGGGTCACGATGTCGGACGGTGATGGAAATGCGTTCACTTGCTTTCCTCCTGCCCGAAGCAGTCCCAGCCCCATCTCTTTGCGTGATTTTCTCGGTGATTATTGGTTGCATCTTCAAGCATGACACATATCTCCCTCCTCGCCTCGTCGCGCTCGGCAGCAATCACTCCACACTCAACGCGGAGCATGGAGCATTCGGTTTCAGCCTTCCGCAGTTCGCCCTGCATTTCGTCGCGCTCGGCGGTGAGGCGTTGGATAAGTTCAGCCGCCTCGTCTGCTGCGTTCATTTCCAGAGCGCGGAGCCGGGTCACGATGTCGGACGGTGATGGAAAGGCGTTCATCGAATGTTGTCCTTCCGATATTGCCTGTGCTTTTCGGCCTTCGCTTTATCAAGCCATTTCCGTGCTTCGATCATGCTGTCAGCCAACCTGTAGGCAACGGTTGCTGCGGAAATCATGTCATCCCAATACCACTCCTCTTGGGTAGCGGCGTTCCCGCACCATTGTTCTGTGCCTTCAAGCACAAGTCGAAGCATGGCTGCGGCGATTTGATCTCGTTCGTTCACTTGCCGTCCTCCACTTTGTTTCCCATTGGGAACAGGGTTACCGCTGTCGCTGGCACACACACAATGCGGGGCCGTCCCGCCGTGCCCTTACGCACCTGCCCGGAATCCACGATGAGTCCAAGCGACCGCAGTTCGCTGCAACGCTTCCACCAGCATCCGCCAACACCAGCAATGGCTGCGGCTTCCTCATCGGTAAGTCCGCTTTCGTGCTGATTGAACACGCGCAAAAGGATTTCGCGCTGTGTAACTGCTGAATCGCGCACGCTATGGTCGGCGTACTTGCTCGTCCACGGGTCGGATTTTCGTGCGCCGTGGGTTTCAGAAGGGAAGGTCATTGGCGTTCACCTCCTCCCCGGTGGGTGCGGGCTGCGCGCAGTTCCGCACGGCGATGAGTTCCAGCGCGTTGCCGTTGCGCCACACTTCCACGATGCGCTTCTCGTTCACGGCTTCCTCTAGGCAGTCGGCGTAATCGTTCACCTTCGTGGACACCCACGCCATGCCGTGATCCGCGCTTTCGATTTGAATCGCGTGCGGGTGTCCGGGTCGGCGGGTGACGCGCCGCACGGTCACTTCGCCGTTGAAGTCATCGGGGAAGCGGTCAGCCTTTGGCGGGGCCGGGGGTGCCGGGGGTGCGGCGGTGGCAGGGGCGGGGGCTGCGCCCTTCGCCTTCTCGGGTTGGAAGGTGGCGCGGGTCGTGCGCTGGCTGCGGGTCGGCGCGGGCATCGGCTTGCGATCCTCGCGGTCCCGGCGGTCCTCCTCGCCGTCATCGTCGGCGTTGTCGCCTGCGATGCCGCACATTGCGAGCGCGCTGTAACGCCTCATGTACGACGTTGCCGACCCCACGGCTTGCGCGGTGGCGTTGTTCTGCACGGCCACGGATACGTCAGCCGACAGCCATTCGCCGGATGCGTGAATCAGACTTGTGGTGATGGTGACGGAGCCGGGTTCGGTGCTGATCGTCTGAATGAGCGATAGCCCGTGCTTGGCAAGGGGTTCGCGGATGGCGTTCAGCACGGCGGCGAGCGATGCGTAGCCGCTGTTGTAGTGCGGGTTCTTCTTGTCGAACACGGGGTTCGACATCTCCAAGTTCGCCTTCGCCAGCGCGGTAGCAAGGCTTGCGATTGAGTCGCTTCGGTTCATCGGTGTCTCCACCCGGTCCCGCCGGGTACGGTCGCCGCGACCTGCGGCGCGTGCAGTATACCCCCGTTACGCGGGGGTGTAAAGGGGCGGTCGCTCGCCCCGTTTCCGTGGTCAGTCAAGTTCCATCTGCTCGCCGCGCATCCACGCGGGAACGTCGCCGGGGTGGTCGCTCGCGCAGGGTGCGTTGCCCCACTTGGCTTCGGTTGCTTCAGCCTTCAGCATCGCCGCGTAGTCCGGGCCGAACACGCTGCCCGTCTGCCTGTCGATGACGTAAGCGCAATAGACACAACTTGCGATATTAACCCACACTTCTACCGCAACGGCGGTGCTGTTCAGCAGCAGGGCTTGGGCTTCGCGCCGCGCCTCGTCGTGCGTGCTGCTGGTGAGCGAGCGTGTTCCGGTGTGATGGCTGTTTGCGTCGTAGAACTGGACGAAGTAGTGCTTGCTCATGGCTGTCTCCTGTGGCCCCGTCCGGGGGCTGCGGGCCGCGCGACCTGCGCGACACACGTACTATACCCCCTCCGCGCCGGGGTGCAAGGGGGTGTAAGGGAAAGTTGGCAGATTTTCTTACATTTCTTTTGGGGTGAAATAACGCGC